TGTGTGATCAACCAGGAGCTGTTGAAGTATTGTCGAATATTGAAAACAAATGCAAGATGATAAAAAAATCACCTAATTGGACCTTATTCACCAATAATGTTGATTATCGTGTAGCTCAAACTGACAAGTATTTTGATGAGAGAAAAAAGAACTATTTAGACAATAAAACAACTAAACTTACATCGAAACAGATAGAGTATATTACAGCTAAAATACCTAACGAAATCATTGATTTCTACGAAAACTAACTATAAAACTATAATATGGCAAAAATTATAGATGAACCAATCATCTTACGCTATGAATACGACATTGAGGGCAATCAAGTCCCAGTGTATAGCTGTAGGGTCGAAACAACAATTACTAATACAAGAACTGGCGTAGAGTATAGCTCTCATGAAGAGTGTCAGGCAGACATTGATAATGCTGATACGGATACCACAGAAGCCGATATTAGACGAGATGTGAATGTCATAGCACCTAAATTATTTACTGGAGCGGTAACACCGAAGAACTAAAATGTTTAAAAAGATTTTCTCAGCAGCAAAAAATCTTCTTAAAAGTCCTGTTGGGCAACTTGGAATAGGCTTACTTCTTCCCGGTATGGCTCCTTCTTTCGCTGCTATGAGTAAATTAGGTGGAATCAAAGGTGCCTTAGGTGGTATCGGAGCTTTCGCTGCACAAAACCCCATGCTAACTCAAGCTGCCGCTGGATTATTAGGCGGTGCTAAACCTGCTGACGTTTTAAGAAACGTGGCCTACGGAACAGCCGCAGGAGGTATTCGTAATATGATGCAACCTGGTGGAACTTTTATGGGTGGTGTTCAAAAAAGTTTAGGCATGACACCTAGTGTAGGAACGGGTGCAAATGTTCCCACAAGTTCTGGTGGCATTCAAGGTGGTATGAGTGGTTCATATGGAATGAATATCGCTGAAGAAGCTGCAAAGCCAGGTTTCTTAGAAAGATTTGGTTTAATAAATCCTGCGGGTAAAACATTCTTTGATAAGTATGCACCTCTTTTAACTCTTGGTCAGTTAGGTGCTACAGTTGCTGCGGCAGCTTTAGGTGAAGACCAAGCAAAATTATTATATGACCCAACAAAAAATCCATACATAGGAGCTGGTAGAGAAGACGGAAAAAGTTTTTATGAAGATATTAATCCAGTTTATTCTGCTGCGGCAGAAGCAGAAGGTATGAAGAGGGGAGGAGTGATGGACTTTCCTGAAAAAGACGGTATGATTGATGGTCCAGGCAATGGTCAATCTGACGATATCCCTGCAATGCTCTCCGACGGCGAATTTGTAATGACGAAACAAGCAGTAATGGCTGCTGGTAACGGTGATAGAGAAAAAGGCACTAAAAAAATGTATGAAATGATGTACTCTTTACAGGACAAAGCAGAAAATATGGGGATAGGTAAATTCTAATGACACCACAAGAACTTCAAGATTTAATAGCACAGAATTATGGCAACGTAATTGAGGGAGCCGCTGATTTAACTGCTAATGCAAATGTTTCTATTCCTACTGCAAATGTAGCTGGTATTGATCCTTTATTGACAAAAGCAGGTAATGTGGCTTCTAATATTGCATCAGGAGCTTCAGGTTACTTTGGTAATGCAGCAAACTACATGGCAAACGTTTCAGGGTCCATGGCCAACGCATCACAACTCGCAAATGCATCAACCGCTGCCTACGATCCACAGGCTTACAAAGCTTATATGGATCCTTACCAACAGGAAGTCATTGATAAATATGCTCAAGAAATGCAAAGACAGTTTGATATCTCACAACAAAATAGAGCCTCACAAGCACTGGGTGCAGGAGCTTTTGGTGGTGGAAGAGAAGGTGTTTATCAAGCAGAAGGTTTAAGAGGTTTTCAAGAACAACTAGGTTCAGGTATTGCTGGTCTTTTATCTAAAGGATATGGACAAGCACAACAAATGGCACAGACAAACTTTGCCGATAGAATGAAAAGATTACAAGGAGCTTCTGGTTTAGAATTGGCTGGAGGAGAATTAGGTTTAGGAGCAGGTACTGCTTTTGGAGATTTAGGATCGACTTATGGTGCAACCATGGCAAACACAGCAGCTACTTTAGGTAACTTAGGTGTGACAGGTCAACAGCAACAACAAGACATTTACAATTTACAATATCAAAATCAAATGAATCAGTTTAAGCAACCCTATGAACAACTTAATTTCATGTCAGGTATTCTCAGCGGCATTCCACAAGGTTTCATGCAGAATGCTGTAGCAGCACAAGGCAATCCTCTTCTAGCTGGTATAGGAGCATTAGGTAATTTTGCGTTCTAAGGGGGTATCATGAGCGATTCAGGATTTGACACCCTCAACACTTTCAAGACAGATTTTACAATCGAGCCTATTGGAGGATATAAGGGACTTCAAGGTATTCAAGGTGGCTCTGTTGATATTCAAAACAGAGAAAAACTTGCAGAAGAAACTGTTGTTAAAGATGAGATTGCAACAGGCTTAGCGGAAGCGGCTGTTGATCAGACTCCTGACTTTAATGCAATGGCTCTACGTTACGCAGGTGAGTTTCTTCCCGTCGCACAACAATCACAAATTAATCAAAGTTTAATCGCACAGCAAATGGGACTCGGTAAGAGAGTTACATTTGATGAAGTATTAGCTGGTATCGAAGAACAGATCGGTCCTCTTCCAAAGAAACCTGGAATACAAAAGTCTTTAGAGTTTCTGACTGATTCAATTAATGCAAGAACACCCTATAAAGGTGCCGCAGGTATTTTTGATGTTATTGCACAAGCATCTGGTAAATTTTTAGAAAGAGAATCTGCTGAAAAAGCAGCAGCCATTACACACAATCTTAAAATGAAGGAAATGGCAATCAAACAAATGCAGGATATAAATGCAGCAACTCTTGCAAAAGAGGGTGAATTCTTTCTAAAGAAAATGCAAATGGACGATGATTACTTACAAAAGAATTTAAGCTTTACTCAAGACTTAGCGTTAAAGTCTGCACAATTTGATATTGACAAAGCAAAAGCATCACACGGTGCGTTGATGGATTTATATGCTAACCCTAATAGACTTTTTGAAAACATTACATACATCGTAGGTGATAAACAAACAGTTGCTACAACAATGAGAAAATTCAATCCTGAGACAGGAGAATATCAATATTTCTTACCACGTGCTGATGAAAAAGGAGGAACTACTTTTGATGTTCCTATTCCAATTGATCCTGCTGAAGGTAGACCTAATTTTTATTTCTCACCTGATGAAGGACCTCAAGCTGACGCTGACCTTGCAATAAGTACACCAAACTTTGGTCAATCATCTGAACTGATTGGTGACTTCAATACTTTAGGTCGATCATCAAGAATATTACAAACAATGTTAGAAGAAGATGAAAAATATCAAGCAGACACAGGTCAATCTCGTTTTGGTATTGAGGGTGCTATTAATTATTTAAAACAAGAAACAGGAGCTACTTTAGATTCATTCTTTAATGCTGTAATGCCTGGTTCTGGTAATGACCTCGTAAACTTAGGTAAAGCTCAGTATGAAAGAGATTTAAGTATCTATCCTTTAAAAGCTGGTGAGGATGAAGAACTATTTGATATTACAATTAAGTTACCAGGTAACGCTTTAGATAAAGTTACAGGTAGAGACACTATAACAAAGAAAGTAGGTTTAGAAGATTTATTTAGACCATCAACTTATGCTGGTGGAAATCAATATGACCCTGAGTTTGCTCGAAACAAAGTTCGTGAAAATCTTATCATTTATTCTATTGCTCGTGCGTTGAAGCCTACAGGTCGTTTGAACGTGGATGATATTAAGAGAGCATCTGATATTGTAAATCTACAAGGTTTAAAATCACCTGACTTTGTAAGAACACAGTTAAGAGAGATTCTTGGATTCTTGAGAGAGGGTCAAAAACTTATTATTGATCAAGCACAAACAGGAGATAAGAACTTTATTTTGGATAATACAGATAGCACAGAAGTTCAAGACTATTTAAAATTTATGGGTGTTAATCCACCTACACCTAATCCTCAACCCGCACCAAACATAAATTCTGAAATTGAAACATCGCCTGTAGAGGATCCAGCTCAAAGTCAAGTTGGTTATAACGGTGAAATATTTACAATGGGAGGTAACATCTAATGGCCGAAAGAATGAAATCAAATCCAAATCTGGTTACGATTTTACCTGGCACACCTAATGCTCATACTTTTTATTTTAAAGATTCACAGAACCCTACTAAAGAAGAATTAAATCAAGTCAGAGAATATTATGGAATACCTTTAGATGTTTCTGCGCAAGAAGCATCTGATATGCTTAACGCTTTAGGTCAACAAGCTTCAGCAAACATTATTTCCGATATTCCTTATGCTCCTAATACAAAAGAATATTATGCAGAGATAGCTCAAAGAGTGGCGGATATCAATCAACGTAAAGCTCTAATTGGTGATCCTGCTAATTACTATTTTAAACAATTACAAAAAAAAGTTCCTGGTCTTGATCAGTTAGTGCCTGATGAGTTAGTATCTAAAGGATCCGCTGAAATGTTTGGTTCTTTGGTAGCACAAATGGGTGCAGGAATACCTGGAAAAGCATACAAATATGCACAAGCAATTCCTTCATTGTTAAAAGGAAAAGGTTTTTTAAATATTCCAACAGGTTTACTTACAGAGTCTGCAACTAAATTTGCAGGTAAAACTTTAGCTGCGGATGCTTTAGGTTCACAAGCTGGTGGTTATGTTTATGAATATACAAATCAGTTACTTAGATATTTAAATGATTTACCTCAGGAAAGTCAGGATGAACAAGTTAATAAATTTTTAAAAGATGCATATCTTAACTTAGCATTTAGTGGTGGCTCAATGGCCTTGGGACCTATTGTTAAAAACTTTAAGCCTGCGGTTGGTCGTGTATTGTTTGGTTTGGATAACAAAAACCCAGAATATCAAAAAATGATAGAGGTTGCTGAAACCTATGGTATGCCATTAGGTATCATTCAAGCTACTAATAGTTCTTTTTGGAAAGGTTACTCAGAAGTTCTTGGTGTATTTCCATATGTCGGAACACCTTTTAGACGATCACAAGAAGGTGCTAACGAAGCGATTAGACAATATTTTGATACAGCAACAAAAAACTTTGCACCTTTACAAACTATGGCTTCTTTAGGAGGCGACTTAGCAAAATTAGCGGAAGCAGGATATGATGATACCATGACAATTTCTCGAGCTTTGTATCAAGATTTTGAGGCATACGCAGAAAAATTAGCAGGTAAAAAAGTTATTAAAGTAGACACTGTCAAAAGATTAGCAGACGATTTTGCTAAAAACTTACGAAGTGCACAGCCACCAGCAAGTGGATATGAGTTTAAATTTCCTGGCGCAAATTCAGAAAGATTGTTTACAGAGTTTTATGAAAGTTTATCTCGACTAGATCGAGACGGTATTACAATACAACAAGCAAGAAATCTTTTGGATAAGTTTTCAAACTTTCAAAACAGCTACAAAATTGAGGGTAAAGGTATTGTTCCTAAGACAGAAGGACCAAGGATTACACAACTTCAATTAGCGTTAGAAAGTGATTTAAGTCGATTAGTTGCACTTGATGATGATATTGACAAAGTGGTTTTTGAGACTGCTTTAAATAAATTAACAACAGCTAATGATTATCTTTCTGCGGTTATGCCTAAATTTGATAATCCGATTGCTGATCAATATAAATTAGTTAATGCGAGTATATTTGCACCTGGAGCTCCAGGCAAAGCCGTCATCGGTAATGCACAACTATTAGATAATTTAGTAGGTATGGCTAGAAAAGATGAAGATTTGATGAAAGCTATCATGAATTTAGCAGAAACACCTAAAGCAAATCTTGATGCTTATAAAGCAGCAGGTCAAAAAGAAGGTGTCACTAAAAAAGTAAAAGTTCAAAGACTAGATGATGAGCCTTATTTACCTAACGGTGATGAAAATCCAAACTTTGGTAAGACAATCACTACAACAGAAGAAGTAGTTTCTATGGCACCGAATGCAGGTAGAAAGAAAATTTTAAGACATCTTTATGATCAAGCGTTAGAGGAATCTTTCTCTGGTCTTCCTGTGGCAGCAACACTTGGTGATTACAAAAATTTAAAAGGTTTAAATCCTGAACAATTAGCTAAATATGGTTATAAGGGTGGAGTAAGTAAAAACGCACCAGACTTGTTTAAATTTAGAACTGTTCAGTTTGACCCACAAGTATTTGCGGAAAAGCTCGGTTTAAATACGGTTGAAGGTCGTGCCGTATTAGATGTGGCCTTTGAAGGCACCGGTGTCGGAGCTAAAGATATCACTCGATTCTTAGAAGTAGCAGAAAGAGCAGGTAGCTTTGTTGTAAGAGATCCTGCACAGTTTGTTACTCGTCGTGTAACCTTGGGCGGATTTAAAAGTCTTTTATTATTTGGTTTAGGATCAGGTGCAGCAGGATTCTTTGGTGCAGGACTTGCACCTTTAATGGTTCCTTTTATGTTACGATATGGTTCTAGTATTTTAACTGACCCACAAGTATTGAAGTCATTCTCAAAAGCTTTAGAGAGTACAGGTGCAGAAACGGCTCGTCGAACTGGTGTTGCCAAAGCCGTATTTAGTAAAGAAGATCAGCAAGTTTTACTTGACTGGGCTAATAAAACCTTACCGACTGAAGATGAAGTACAGCAAATGGAATTTGTTAACAGAGTAGAAGAGTCCATATTAAGTTTAATGAAAACACCACAGTTACCGATTGAACAAAAATCAGCTCGTGAAGAACAGTTAGATATTATGAGTCAAATGGGTAAAACTCAAACAATGAAACCTGAGGATTTTGAAACAGGAAGAATGTTAGAAGATAGATTAGCTCCAACTTTCCCTGCTGCTGTAACAGATCCTTATAGTTTCATGGAACAGGAGATAGGCTTTCAAGAAATGAATCCACAAACAAGATCCAACTTAGCATTTGGTACCGTAGATGATGCATTAGAATCACAGTATGGTAGCGGAGGCATAGGAGGACTATGATGAAAAAAAGATCATTTGATGGTGGTGTAGCATCCGTTCGAGTCATTCCTATGGGAATGAAAGAGGGTGGTGATTTATCCGTTCCCCCTCCAAAGTCAGATAAGCCTGCACCTAAACAGTTTACTTTTTCGCAAGAAGATATATTACCAAGGTTTGAAGGCTTTGAGCCAGGACCAAATCAGTTTTCATTACCTCAAGAAGAGAAAGTGATTCCGAGTGAACCTGACGTACAACCACGGACCTTGGACCAACGAGGTGACGTTGGTGGGTACGCTGTTCCTGATAAACCCATGTCGAGTGAACCTTTTTTTGATACTGATATGGGCACATTGAGACCTGAAGTAAGTTTTGAAGAAAGATTTTTTTATGGCCCTGTAATCAGGCCACAAGAAGTATATCCCAGGGACCCCGATCCAGGAATCATGGGCATCGCACCAAATAGATTGCCAAATGGTGGTGCTCCTAATTTATTGCAAGCAAAAGACTTGAAACCTTCTTGGATTTTGTCTATAAACAAATTCTATGATATCTAAAATAAAACAATTTATAAAAAAACTATTTAAGAAAGGAGAACCCGATGAACATCAAGAACATTGGGGTATAGGAGCATGATTGATTTAACAGATGAACTGAAAGACCGGGTACGTATCCATGAAGGCGTGCGCACCCAAATGTATCTGGATTCGCTAGGCAAAGCCACGATTGGTATAGGCCACCTTATTCAGCCTCACGAACGAGATAGATACCGAGAAGGTGTTGAAATCTCCATGGAGGAAGTCGAAGAACTATTTGATATAGACTTGAATAGAGCTGCTGCGGGGGCTGATTTATTAATAGATGAATGTGTTGGACATGATTTACCACAAAATGTATCAGAAGTAATACTGGAAATGGTATTTCAATTAGGCACAAATGGTGTTCGCAAGTTTAAAAACATGTGGAAAGCCTTGAGAGTCAAGGATTGGAAGAAAGCTGCTGAGGAAATGAAAGATTCTAGGTGGCATGCACAGACAACAAAAAGATGTGAGAGCCTCGCAGAAATTGTTGCAAACACAACCATATAAGAGTAGGATTAAATCATGGGTAAAACAGAAAAGAAATTAACTCTACAGGCTATGGAGCGAGAGCGTAAAAAACGTGAATCCAAAGCAAAAAAGAAGATTTCATATAGATACGATCACATTAAAGACCTCGATAAAGAGGTTAGAGAGATCAAAATGAAAAAGGGGGGTTCCGTGAAAAAGAAAAAATTTCCAGATTTAAATAAAGATGGCAAAGTTACCAAGAAAGATATTCTAATTGGTAGAGGTGTCATTAAGAAAAAAAGCGGTGGTTCTGTATCTCGTGGTATGGGTGCTGCAACCCAAGGCGGTAAATTTCAAGGAGTATTCTAATGACTGAAGAACAAATCTTAGAAAGAATCAGAGAGCTTCGTGGCTCACTAACCGAGGACAACGAAACAGAAGTCATGGCTGAAATCATGCAGCTTGAAGACGAACTAACAAGTGATTAATCATGGGCGTTGTAGGAAAAGCTTTGAGAGGTTTTGGTAAGGCTCTCAAAAAAACAATGGACAGCAAAAAAACAGGAGACGTTTTAGAGGCTGGGGTTGTTACTTCTATACCCGCTGCTATGGTTGCAGGTGAAATTAAACATCGAAGAAAGAAAAAGAAAAAAGCAGAGGAAGGTCTAAAGAAGCTAAAAAATATAGTTCCTCACGTTGAATATATTAGATCAAAAAAGAAATCTAAGTAATCCAACTTTTCAATTCATCACCCATAACTTGACTGGCTATGTCAACTTTGTTCTTCAAGGCAGTTAATATTTTCTCATCAACCGTTCCCTGGCAAACAAAGTCAACATAGGTAACTTTATTTTTCTGTCCAATTCTGTGAGCACGGTCTTCACTTTGTAATCTTATTTCAAGATCATAATTGTTTGAAAAGTACACAACAGTGTGACTGGCAGTAAGAGTGATTCCATATCCACCAGTCTTAGGATTCGCAATAAGGTACGTGAGATCATGATTTTCATTCTGAAAATTCTTAACAAGTTCCAAGCGATCATCACTCGCAGTGTCGCCATAAAAAGCGTCAGCTTTTGTTTCACCATATTTTTCCTTTAGTTTTTTTGTGATAGTTTCGATGTTATGTCGATAGGTAGCCCAGATAATAAATTTACCATCAACTTCCTCTAAGACATCCAGCAATTCATCGTAACGTTTGTTAGGCACGTCGTGGATTTCACCTTGATCATTAATGGTGAACCCACAACATACCTGGTGCAACTTAACAATCTGTGAGAGCCGGTTCACAGATGTCGTTGTTTTGTCATTGAAAATAAACATTGCGTTTCTTCTCAATGATTCATAAGCTACAAGTTGTTTCTCACTCATAGGTATGAACCTTTTCATATATATTTTTTCAGGTAGATCGACACATTCCTCTTTTTTGACACGGAATGCAGCAGAGTAAATCTTTTGTTCTAATTCGTCTAAACGTTGATAGCCTGTAATCAAAGGAAAGTGACGGCCACCCGATGTCGGACGATTAATAATCTTGGCATATCGTGCACGGAAAGCGTAATAGTTTGATTGACCGAGTATCTTTGGATCAAGAAAAGCAAACTG